GCAATCATCGCCGGTGGTACGAATACCGATTGCAAGGCTGGAGGACGTACCTGGCAGGCTTGTCCAGCAAACGGCCTGTTGCGCGAGACCCGTTACCGGCAGTCACGCGACGCGGCAACATGGGCAAGTACATCGGATCATGACATGCTGGATGCACATTGTGAGTTGTCACGCATGCGAATCATCGAAACAACGGCCGCACAGTGGAACGTATTTGTTCACATGCGTGGAGTGCTGTTGCAGGCTGGTACTCAGCACCAGACCCAACAAACACTTGGCTGCGGCAATGCTGGCGGCCATCGAGCGCTTCCCAGGCAACCCTGGCCGGGAGCGCATCTTGGCATCCGTCGCCCAGGCATTGACGAAACCCCCCTCAGCGATTCAGAGTGCTGGATTGCAGTCAGGGAGGGATTGACATGAATGTAATTTCAAGTTCAGCAGGTAACGACAGTGTTGCCATGATCCAATGGGCCATCGAAAACAAAGTGGAAAACCTGCATGTTGTTTTTTCTGATACTGGATGGCTTGCGCCAGGGTGGATTCAGCGCGTTGAACGGATTCACGCATGGGCCGAAACCCATGGCATCAAGACGCACATCATCAACAGCATTGGCATGGCTGAGCTGGTCAGAACCAAAAAAGGTTTTCCAGGTAACGCCCAGCAGTTTTGCACCGCCCACCTTAAAGGCGTTCCGTTTTTGCAATGGATTGACGAGGCTGACCCAGAATGCACGTCCGTGGTGATGGTTGGCAAACGTCGTGCTGAGAGTCCAGACCGTGCCAATACTCCTGAGTTTGTTTATGGCTCTGAGTACCACGGTGGTCGAAAGCTGTGGCACCCGCTGTACCTGCATACAGATGCTCAGCGCAATGACTTGCTGAACCGCGCTGGATTTGAGCCGCTGCCCCACCGCAGTCTGGAATGCAATCCGTGTGTGAACGCCAACCGGGCCGATTTCCTTCGGTTGACTCCTGGCGAGATTGAACGCGTCAACGATTTGGAAGTTGAGATTGGAAAGCCGATGTTCAGGCCTAAGCGGTTTGGTGCTCTTGGCATCTATGGCGTGATTGCCTGGGCAAAAGATGGTCGGGAACGTGGCGACATTGATGAAGAAAACTCACAATGCGCTGGTTTGTTTGGATGTGGACTATGACCGACCGCATCAAAATCACGCTGTTTGAGCCAGTCCAAGCCCACAAAATCCTGACGCAGCAGATCTGGCCACTGATCAAGGCATCCCTGATGGCTGGCCACCGGATGGTCGTCGAGGTGAGGCCAGAGACCCGCACGCTTGCCCAGAACTCACGTTTGTGGGCCATGCTGACCGACGTCAGCAAGCAGGTGAACTGGTACGGCAGGAAGCTGACCCCTGAAAACTGGAAGGACGTGCTGACTGCGGCATTGACCAAGCAAGACGTCGTGCCAGGCATCGACGGCGGCTTTGTTGCCTTGGGAAAGTCCACCAGCAACATGACCAAGCCAGAAATGTGCGAGCTTCAAGAACTAATCGAGGCCTTCGGTACGCAGCAAGGCGTGAAGTTCACCGCGCCAGAGTTCATCGACCCAGACACCGGAGAGATCACATGATCGGCACCAAGCACGACGGAAAAAAGCCACGCTGGAGCCTTCTGCCTGCCGGAACTGTCCAGCAGATCATTGCCGTGCTCGAGTTCGGCGCAGCAAAGTACACCGAGAACAACTGGCAGCACGTTGACCGAGGCCCGGAGCGTTACTACGACGCCTTGATGCGGCACGTGCACGCCTGGCGCGATGGTGAGAAGAACGACCCGGAAAGCGGCCTGCACCACCTGGCCCACGCTGGATGCTGTTTGCTGTTCATGCTTTGGCTGGACGACAGGGGCGTCAAATGACCAAACCCGCAAAGTGCAAAGTCTGCCAGTGCGCCTACACCAAGACCAGGCCACTGCAAACGGTTTGCAGCCCACCGTGCGCTCTTGTGTTGGCCCGGAAAGCCACGGAGAAGGCCCAAGCCAAGGAGCAGGCCAAAGACCGCAAGGAAACCCGCCAGAAGCTGGACGCCATGCAAACCAAACCGCAGCTGACCAAGAAAGCGCAGACGGCCTTCAACGCATTCATTCGCGCCAGAGATGCGGGTAAACCCTGCATTTCCTGCGGTACACCACTGAGCAACGAACCGAACACCTACGATGCCGGACACTACCGATCGGTCGGCAGCGCACCTCACATGCGGTTTGTGGAGGACAACTGCCACGGCCAATGCAAGCACTGCAACAACTATCTGGCCGGAAACCATGTGGAATACCGCCAACGCCTGATTGAACGAATCGGCCTGCAAGCTGTGGAAAGCATCGAGCGCGACAACACGGTGCGCAAATACTCTCACGAAGGCCTAATCGAACTGGCCAAACACTATCGGGCGGCAGCGCGGGAATATGAAAAAACAAGCGGCAAACTATAAAATTATGTTATAGTAAACAGCGAAACAACAGGAGCATCCATGAAAAACTTTCAGATTGAATTTGAGCGCAAATCCTATACAACAATTTGGGTGGAAGCCGAGACAAAAGAGCAAGCAGAGGCTCTGGCTTGGTCTCAAGTTGAGCGAGGCACGGATGTCAGTGACACGCACTGGGACATTACCCTAATTGAGGAGCAGCCATGAAACTGCCAGACAAAATTGAGCAGCTATCGGTTGAAAGTCTGATTCCGTACATCAGGAATAGCCGGACCCATTCAGATGCTCAGATTGCACAAATTGCTGCCAGCATCAAAGAGTTTGGGTTTACAAATCCAGTTTTGATCGACAAGGACGGAGGCATCATTGCCGGCCACGGTCGCATCATGGCAGCACGTAAGTTGAAAATGGACGAGGTGCCCTGCATCAGACTTGCACACCTGTCGCCCATCCAGGCACGCGCCCTGGTTATTGCTGACAACAAACTTGCACTAAACGCTGGTTGGGATGACAACATGCTAGCGCTTGAATTGAAGGACTTAGAAGAACTCAATTACGACCTATCGATTACAGGCTTCAGCTCTAAAGAGCTGCAACAGCTGCTTGATATTGCAGCAGCCGAAAGCATCTACAGCAACAAGATCGCTGTACCGACCTATGAGCCTCGCAACAAAAAGCCGCCAATAGCGGATTTGTACGATGACAAAAAGGCGATGGAGCTGATCGGTGAAATACAGGACAGCAAGTTGCCACAAAAGGAAAAAGACTTTTTGATGGCGGCAGCCTCACGCCACATTGTGTTTAATTATTCAAAAATCGCTGATTTTTATGCACATTCATCGAAAGAGTGCCAGGATTTGATAGAGAAAAGCGCTCTTGTAATTGTTGATTACAAGCAAGCGATCGAAAATGGATTCGTTTATTTGACAGCACAAATTGATGAATTAAATGGCGAAGAATAATTACATTTTTGTTCGGCACGGCCAAACGTACTGGAATAAAAACGGCATCATGCACGGACAGTACGACATCCCGCTTAACGAGACTGGAGTTAAGCAAGCCCACAAGGTTGCCAATGATCTCAAGCATATGCATTTTGATCTTTGCTACTGCTCACCACTTCAGCGTGCAAAATCTACTGCCAACAAGATTCTGAGACATCACAGACACACCAAGACGATCTATGACGGCAGGTTGATGGAACTAAGCAAAGGATTGCTTGAGGGAGAGCACTTGGACAGCGAAAAACTACTGAAAAGCGAAGACCCAAAGTTTTTGCACAAATACCAAATTGAAAGCAAGGCGGCTTTCTTGGGCAGGGTGAAAGCATTTGTCGAAGATGTAGAGCGCAAACATACTGGAAAACAAATTTTGATTGTTGCCCATAGTGGGACGATCAAAATGCTCATGTTTGCATTTAATCCACCAAAAAAAGCGCTTCATAAGGCGTACTACGACCTGCACATCAAGAACTGCAAGCCATACACACTCACACCATCAACCTCGAAAGGAAACAATATGAAAATCGGTTTTTTCCCAATGGTCGCAGACATCTTGCACTCTGGCCATGTTTTGGCCTTAGAGGAAGCCAAGAAGCATTGTGACCTGCTCATTGTCGGCCTGCACTGTAAGCCGACATACAAAGACCCCATCCAGTCAATTTATGAGCGCTACATGCAGCTGCGTGCGGTCAAATGGGTGGACGAGGTTATTCCGTACGAAAACTCCAGCAGGGATGCAGACATCTTTTCCTCGCTTGAGTACGACGTTTACTTTCTTGGCGAAGACCACAAAACAGACGAATGGGAGATGAAGGCCAAGATCGAGGCCATGGACAAGGAAATCGTTTACCTCAAACGCAAGCACAACTACAGCAGCACGAGAGTGAAAAATGGAAACGCCTAATTACGCCGTTTTCATCTTGACTCATGGCAGGCCAGGCAATGTGATCACGTATCACACCCTACGCAAGGCAGGCTACACGGGCAAGATCTACCTTATCTGTGACGACGAGGACAAAACTCTGTCCGAATACCAGAGCAAGTACCAAGACCAGGTGATTGTCTTCAGCAAGCAGGCCTATCAGGACAGCTTTGACATCATGGACAACTTCGAGGGTAACAAGGTCATCGTCTATGCACGCAACGCTTGCTATGACATTGCCAGATCGCTTGGCCTTGACTACTTTTTTGAGTACGAGGACGATTACAAAAGTCTTATCCATCGTTTTGTCGATGGCACAACTCTTGGTTATACGCCCATCACACGAATGGATGAGATATGCCGGGCATTTATAGATTGCCTGGAAAAGACAGGCGCCACAACTATTGCCATGGCGCAAGGTGGAGACTTCATCGGTGGAGCAGGCTCATTCGACAGCGTGCAATACAAACGCAAAGCCATGAATAGCTTTGTCTTCAAGGTTAACAAAGACCCAGTCGATGATTGCATTTTCATTGGCCGCATGAACGATGACGTTAACACGTACCTCACTCAGGGCAGAACAGGCAAAATCTTTTGCCAGATCGCCAATGTAATGCTGACGCAGATGCAAACGCAGTCAAACTCTGGAGGCAATACAGAGGCATACAAGACCATGGGGACATACGTCAAATCGTTTTACTCGGTTATGGCTGCGCCGAGCTGTTGTAAGGTCAGCATGCTGATCACGACGCATCCGCGCATACATCACAAGATTGACTGGAATAGGGCAGTTCCGAAAATACTGCATGAACGCTACAGAAAACCAACCAGCGAATCGAGGTAACAAATGGCCACACGTAAACCAAAACTTGATGAAAAACCGACCACAAAAAACCACGGAGGAGCACGTCCAGGCACAGGCGGCGCACGCGAGAACGCCGGAAGGCCTGCTTTTGAGCCAACAGACGCCGAGCGCAAACAGGTAGAGGCCATGTCTGGCTACGGCCTTCCGATAGATCAGATTGCCATTCTGGTACGTGACGGGATTCATGTGGACACGCTCCGCAAGCACTTTCCAGCTGAACTGGTATCTGGAAAGGCCAAGGCCAACTCAGGCATCGCACGGACGTTATTTCAGAAAGCCATGGACGGAGACATTACGGCCATGATCTGGTGGACAAAAACCCAAATGCGCTGGGCTGAGACTCAAAAGCATGAACACACTGGAGCAGATGGTGCTCCGATTGCTGTGGCAACCATCGATGTGTCCGGAGTTTCTACATCTGCCCTGGCAGAAATCATGGCCGCAGCCGATGCATCTAACCCAAGCTGACCTGCTAGCCATTGAGCGCGAGCTGTGCAAACGCAGCCTGGCTGAGTTTGCCAAGCGTGCCTGGCGCGTGCTTGAACCGGCTGCGCAACTGAAGTGGGGCTGGGCGCTCGATGCCATTTGCCTGCACCTGGAAGCCGTGACCAAGGGCGAGATCACCCGTCTGCTGATGAACGTGCCGCCCGGCTCCATGAAGTCCCTGCTGACCGGCGTGATCTGGCCAGCCTGGGAGTGGGGGCCAGTTGGCCTGCCCGAGATGCGCTTTGTGGGCACGGCCCACGAGGAACAGTTGGCCATCCGAGACAGCCGACGCTGCCGCGACCTGATCAAGTCCGAGTGGTTCCAGAAGCTCTGGCCGCTTGACCTGCTGGCAGACCTGGACGGAAAGCGCGAGTTCGGGAATACCCGCAAAGGCATCCGGCAGGCCCGAGCCTTTACCAGCATGACCGGCGTGCGAGGCGACCGCGTCATCCTGGACGACCCAATCAGCGCCGACAACGCTAACAGCGCGGCCAAGCTGGAGGCCGCCAGGATTGCCTTTACCGAGACCCTGCCGACCCGCGTCAACTCCGACAAGTCGGCCATCGTGGTCATCATGCAGCGCCTGAACGAGAAGGACATTTCCGGCGTCATCAAGGAAATGGGCCTGCCGTACACGCACCTGTGCATCCCGATGCGCTTCGAGCCTGAGTTCCGGTGCACCACCAGCATCGGCTGGACTGACCCGCGCACCCAGGAAGGCGAGCTGATGTTCCCCGAGCGCTTTGGCGAAACGCAGGTGTCCGAACTGGAAAAGACCCTGGGCACATACGGCACGGCCGGACAGCTCCAGCAGCGGCCAGCACCCCGAGGCGGCGGCATCATCAACACCGACTGGTTTGGCTACTGGTCGCACGTCCCGCAGCTGGAGTTCCGCTTCATCACCGTGGACACGGCTCAGAAAACCGCCGACCACAATGACTGGTCTGTGCTGCAGTGTTGGGCACGCTCATCCATTGGCAAGGCCGTCAAGCTCGACCAGGTGCGCGGCAAGTGGGAAGCGCCCGAGCTTTTGGTGCAGGCCCGTGCCTTCTGGCTCAAGCACCTGAACGACCCGAGGCCACTGGCCAACGCGGCCACCATGCGCGGCATGTACGTCGAGGACAAGGTTTCAGGCACCGGCCTGATTCAGACCCTGCGCAGGGAAGGCCTGCCGGTCATTGCCGTGCAGCGCAACAAGGACAAGATCAGCCGAGGCTACGACGCGGCACCGTTCATCGAGACCGGCAACGTGCTGCTGCCGCAGGACGCGCCATGGCTTTCGGACTTCCTGGCCGAGGTTGCGGCCTTCCCGTCCGGCGCTCACGACGACCAGCTTGACCCGATGTTTGACGCGATCAACCTGGTGCAGCGCCTACCAGCAAACAAGGCGGCCAGCCTTCAAACCGCTGCCGGTTGTCAACCGATGGTGATCGGTGCGAAAATACTTGACATGGACTATCAAAGGCATTACAGCGCATTGATCGAACGTGCCCGATACCGCAAGGTTGTCGGCTACGTTGAGCGCCATCATGTTTTGCCAAGATGTATGGGTGGCTCGGATGATCAAAGCAACCTTGTTCCATTGACACCAGAAGAGCATTTTGTCGCGCATCAATTACTTGTAAGGATGCACCCAGAACAAAAAGGACTTGCCATTGCTGTGTGGCGCATGACGTTCGGAAAGCATCACGAAAACAGTAAGCGATATGGCTGGCTTCGCAGGAAGCACGCAGAGGCAATTGGTGAGGTTGTTGGGAATTACTGGAGAGGCAGGAAACGAAAAGAGTTCACTGCCGAGCACCGTGAAAAAATTGCCGCAGCCCAGCTTGGCCGAAAGCGTGGCGCACACAGCGCAGACCATAAGGCAAAATTGTCACAGGCGCACAAAGGAAAAAAACTGACGCCAGAGCACATCGCAAAGACGGCTGCATCAAAAACTGGTGTGAAAATTGGCCCCTATGTCCAAATGACTTGCCCACACTGCGGAAAAACAGGAGGCGGCGGCAGTATGAAACGCTGGCACTTCGATAACTGTAAGGAAAATCAAAATGGCCAGACCGACTAAAGAGCAACGACTCGCAAACCTGCATTCTGAAGCGCTTGCACAATTTGATAACGTGCAGACTGCATTGAGAGATGAGCGTTTGCAATGTTTGCAAGATCGAAGATTTTATTCAATTGCTGGTGCGCAGTGGGAGGGCCCACTTTGGGATATTTACGAAAACAAGCCGAAGTTTGAAGTCAACAAAATCGCCTTGTCTTTGATGCGAATTTTTGCAGAATACCGCAACAACCGCATCACCGTGGACTTTGTGTCCAAGGACGGCGCAGAGAATGACAAGCTGGCCGACACTTGCGACGGCCTGTACCGTGCCGACGAGCACGACAGCGTGGCCAACGAGGCCTACGACAACGCCTTTGAAGAGGCCGTCGGCGGTGGCTTTGGTGCCTGGCGACTGCGCACCACCTACGAGGACGACGAGGACGAGGACAACGAGCGCCAGCGCATCCAGATCGAGCCGATCTTTGATGCCGACAGCTCCGTGTTCTTTGATCTGAACGCCAAGCGCCAGGACAAGGCCGACGCCCGTTTCTGCTACGTCATCTACTCGATGACCTACGAGTCCTACAAGGAAGAGTGGAACGACGACCCGACCGACTGGCCGAAGATCATCCACCAGTACGAGTTCGACTGGTGCACGCCCGATGTGGTCTACATCGCGGAATACTACAAAGTCGAGGACGTCACCGAGACCATCCGCATCTTTCGCGCCATCGATGGCACTGAGGAGCGCTACAAGTCCAGCGAGTTCACCGACGACCCGGCTTTGGAAGAAACCCTGGCCGCCATTGGCAGCGTCGAGGTGCGCCAGCGCAAGATCAAGTCCCGCAAGATTCACAAGTACATCATGTCCGGTGGCAAGGTGCTGGAAGACTGCGGCTACATCGCAGGCAAGTGCATCCCCATCGTGCCGGTCTACGGCAAGCGCTGGTTTGTGGACAACGTCGAGCGCTGCATGGGCCACGTGCGCCTGGCCAAGGACGCGCAGCGCCTCAAGAACATGCAGCTGTCCAAGTTGGGCGAGATCAGCGCCCTGTCCAGCGTCGAGAAGCCAATCCTCACGCCTGAGCAGATCGCTGGCCACCAGCTCATGTGGGCCGAGGACAACCTCAAGGATTACCCTTACCTGCTGATCAACCCGATCACCAACGCAGACGGCAGCCAGGCGATCAGCGGCCCGGTGGCCTACACGCGCAGCCCGGCAATCCCTCCGGCCATGGCAGCCCTGCTGCAAGTGACCGAGCAGGACATGCAGGACATTCTGGGCAACCCGCAGGCAGGCGAGAAGGTCGTCAGCAACGTGTCAGGCAAGGCCGTGGAGATGATCCAGCAGCGCCTGGACATGCAGACGTTCATCTACATGAGCAACTTCGCCAAGGCCATGAAGCGCTGCGGCGAAATCTGGCTGAGCATGGCCAAGGACGTTTACGTCGAGGAAGGCCGCCAGATGAAGGTGATCACCGACAACGGAGACACCGATTCCGTCACATTGATGCAGCCGACCATCGACCAGGAGACCGGCGAGGTCAAGATGGCCAACGACCTGGGCGCAGCCAAGTTCGACGTGGATGTGGACGTCGGCCCGTCATCCAGCTCCAAGCGTGCTGCCACCGTTCGCGCCCTGACCGGCATGATGCAGATCACCCAAGACCCAGAAACCCTGCAAGTGCTTGGTGCCATGGCCATGATGAACATGGAAGGCGAGGGCGTTGGCGACGTGCAGGACTATTTCCGCAAGCGCCTGATTCGCATGGGCGTGGTCAAGCCGACCGACGCAGAAGCCGAAGCGCTCATGGCCGAGATGCAAGCCGCTGGCCAGCAGCAAGACCCGAACGCCATCTTCCTGCAAGCAGCAGCCGAAGAAGCCGTGGCCAAGGCCGCCAGGGCACGTGCCGACACGGTGGAGACCATCGCAAGCGCAGAACTCAAACGCGCCCAGACGGCCGAGACCATCGCCAAGGCCAGCGAGATAGATCAGAACATCGCATTGACCACAATCGAGGCGCTGGAACAAGCAGCAATTGGAGAACAAGTGCAGCCTGTTGTCAGATGACATCGATATGGTGGAGAATGTGGGTACACGGTATCCATCCAGCCGTTTGAAGTGGATGAGTTAAATGGGGTATTTGAATGACTAAAAAGGCAGCAACAGGAGATGAAAACCTCGACGACGACACCTTGGTGATCGACGATCAGGAAAGCCAGGACGATTCTGAGAACGTGGGTGACGAGCAAAATTCCGGCACCGACCAGAACGACCAGCAATCCGGCGACGATCAAGAAGGCGACGACAACGAAGTGATCGTCTCCATTGGTGAGGACGCGCCACCTCCCGATGAGCAAGCTCACGCACCTGGTTGGGTGAAAGAGCTGCGTAAAACAAACCGCGAGAAGGAAAAGCGCATTCGAGAACTCGAAGCAAAGCTGACCCAGACGACTGAGAAAAAGCCGGTCGCACTTGGGGCAAAGCCGAAGCTGGAAGATTTCGACTATGACGCTGACAAGTTTGAATCTGCCCTGACAGACTGGTTCGAGCGCAAACGCCAAGCCGACACTGAAGCCCACAAGCTGCAGCAGGCCGAGCAAGCGCAAAAGCAAGCCTGGCAGGAAAAGCTCGAAGGCTACGGCAAGGCGAAAGCTGAGCTGAAGGTGCGAGATTTTGAGGATGCCGAGGCCGTGGCCCAGGAACTCTTCAACATCACGCAACAAGGCGTCGTGCTGCAAGGTGCAGACAATCCTGCTCTGGTGATTTACGCACTCGGCAAGAACCCAAAGAAGGCAGCAGAGCTGGCCAAAATTGAAGACCCCGTAAAGTTTGCCTTTGCGGTAGCGAAACTGGAGAAGGAATTGAAAGTTACGAACCGGAAGGCAGCCCCTGCACCTGAACGCATGATCAGCTCAACTGGTCGAGTGTCTGGCGCGGTGGACTCAACCCTCGAACGGCTGCGCGAAGAAGCCGCCCGTACTGGCAACATGACCAAGGTCATCCAGTACAAGGCGCAGAAGCGTGCAGCTTCAAAATGACGCAAATTCTTGATAAAAGCGCCTACATGAAAGAATGGCGTGCTAAAAAGGAACTGGAAGAACCCGGCTACTTGGCACGTGAGCGCGAAAAAGCAAGAATTCGACAAGCCGAGCGTTTGGCTATCTTAAGGCAAAACCCTGAATGGGTTGAAAAAGAGAGTCAACGTCAAGCAGAATACATGCGTAAAAAACGTTCCAATCCAGAGACTCGCGTGACTCTGAATGAACGTAAAAAAGAATTAGCGCAGCGTCCGGATGCCAAATTAAAAAAGGCTGAACAGATGAAAGACTGGAGGTCTAAAAACTCCGATAAGGTGTCCGCCTACCATAAGCAGTGGCGAGAAGAAAATGCGGAGCATGTGAGCAATTACGGTAAAAAATACATGGCCGAATATGTAATGAAACCAGAGGTAAAAGCCCAAACTTGGGAGCGAAATCTTTGGAAGAATTACAAGATGATAGCCGCAGAATTTAACGATCTGTGGACGTCTCAAAAAGGCCAATGTGGAATTTGCCATGTTGATTTAATGCCTCGCGGACGGCAAAACAATTCTGTTGCTGTTGACCATAATCACGAAAATGGTGCGGTGAGAGGTTTGTTGTGCCAAGCATGTAACCGTGCAATCGGACTGTTTAAAGACAATCCGAAAATTCTTCAATCCGCTGCCGAGTATCTCGAAAATCGAGGACATTACGGCGGCAAAACACACTTGAAAGGTGAATATCATGAGTAATTCCTTCTCAAAAGAAGAAAGAGTGGCGTTTGAAGACCTCCTCGAAGGCTTCCAAGACGCTCTCGTGCTGTCCCGCAACGTCTCGGTCTACAACACAGACTCGACCGCGATGGAGCGGTCAAACAACACCATCTGGCGTCCACAGCCCTACATCGCTCAGTCTGTCAACAGCACTCCCGGTACGCCACTCGCTGGCTACCAGGGCATGACTCAGTTGGCCGTCCCTGCGACTTTGGGCTTCAGCAAGACCGTGCCTTGGGAGATGACATCTCTCGAATTGCGCGATGCGTTGCAAGAAGGCCGCCTGGGTTCGAGCGCTAAGCAGAAGCTGGCCTCGGACATTAACCTGGCCATCATGAACGCAGCCGCTGGTCTTGGTTCGCTGGTCGTGCCGATTGCCGCTGCCGCTGGTGACTATGACGACGTGGCCCTGTGCGACGCAATCATGAACGAGCAAGGCGTGCCTGACTACGACCGCTTCTTAGCCCTGTCTAGCCGCGACTACAACGGTCTGGCTGGTAACCTGGCTGCTGCCACACGTTCGTTCGGCAATCAGAAGTCTGACAAGGCTTATGAGCGCTCTTACGTCGGCATGGTTGCTGGCTTTGAAACCTACAAGATGGACTACGCCAACCGTCAAACAGCCGCAGCTGGTGGTGGTGCATTGACTATCGACACCGATGGCGCTGGAACCCAAGCGAACTATGTTCCTCAGGCTACCTCCACATCCGTGGGCGGCCAGATCAACGTGGACAACCGCTTCCAGACCGTAACCGTGTCGGCAACGACCAACGTGGCGGCTGGCGATGCGTTCACCATTGGCGGCGTTTACGCTGTGCATCACATCACCAAACAAAGCACTGGTCAACTCAAGACCTTCCGCGTTGTCTCGGTTGACTCCGGCACCACCATGACGATCACTCCTCCGATCATCAGCGGCGGCGGCGGAACCGATGCAGAACTCCAATACCAAAACGTGGAAGTATCGACTCCATCCAGCACTGCTGCCATCACCTTCCTGAACGTGAATGCCGCCTCGGTCAACGTGTTCTGGCAGCGTGACGCTCTGGAAATCCTGCCAGGTCGTTATGCAGTGCCATCTGACGCTGGTGTCGCAGTGATGCGTGCCACCACCGACCAAGGCATCGAGCTGGTCATGCAGAAGTTCTACGACATTGACAGCATGACCATCAAGTATCGTATGGATACGCTGTTTGGCGTTGTCAACAAGGCGCCTGAGCAATCGGGTATCTTGCTGTTCAACCAGTGATAAATTGAGGGGCTTCGGCCCCTCTTTTCCAACAAAAGGCCAAACGATGCAAGACAACATCCTCATGCCCAAGTACCGTAAGAACAAACGGCCCGTTAGGATTCGCAAGCCTTCCCGGCCAATCGACGGCATCAATCACCGTCTGTTGCGCGAGCAGGCAGCCGCAGCTGCAGCCGCACCTCAAG